GGTGCCAGCACTCTGAAGGAAACTGTTGTTCAGCCCAACGTCGTACTGCTTGATACCCCACTGGTTTCCGACGATGGTTACCAGCACGGTTTCCTTTGTACGACGCTTCAACATCCTTTCGGAAGTTCTGATCAGCAGTCCAACAAAGCGTGAATCGATCTGATTGGGCCTGGTTGCATTTGATGTTGAGAAGTTCATTGAACATCAATTGAGCTTCTTTGACAGGCAGATGAGTTGTAATGATGTCTGGGCACCATTCAATCTCAACTTCGCAAGTGGCCACTGTTTGATACAGCAGCATATCTGCGTCAAGCAGTAGCCAGGTCATCAGCACCTCCTGGATGGGTCCTCAAGTTAACTGGCTTCATTAGGTAGTCCAAGGCCTTTAGGACACCTTCTGGGGTGTCACCTAGCTTTCCAATCCCGTGGTTACACGATTTACAAATCCAACCACGAAAATCTTGAGTCTCATGGCAGTGATCTACAACAAGCTCATCGATAGCTCCGCAACATTGACATTGATTGTTCGGTGGTTTGGGGTGGATTTCTCGGTATTGCCTTCTGCGTTTTGTATTAAGAGCGTTACAGGTTTTGCAATGTGGATACAAACCATCAGGCTTTTGCTTGTCTTTACTAAAAGCTTTTAATACTTTGTATTGTTTACAAACTGTGCAGTATTTAGTGACACTCGGCCCAGTTGGTTCCAATTTTGAACTCCGAATCGATTGCAATACGGAGTCCAAGTACATCTCCTGCCAAACGTGAAGCCCGGACCGCAATAAGTCCAAGCTGTCCTGCGTGTTCTTCTTTGACTGCGAATTGAATCTCGTCATGGACATGGGCAAGGAAGGACCAATCTTTGCCGTAGGTAAAACCCTCTGCTGTGATCTGGTCGTAGCAGGTGTTGTACCAAAGCTTGCTAATGATGGCACCAGCGCTCTGTAAAAGGAAGTTCAAAGCGCTATGTGAAGACCGGATTTGTATCTGTCTACCGTCCAAAGCCTTTATAAATCCTTCATCTTCTGCCTTTGCTACAACCCGCTTCGTAAGTGCAGCAAGTGCAGGCATATTGCGGAAGTATTTCTTCTTAAGCTTTTCTCCGTCTTGTCCGGTGATCAGGCCAAGCTTCTCTGCTCCAGCGCCGTACATCAAGGCGTAGAAAAATGTCTTGGCTTGATCTCGTGTGGCTAGTCCAGCAGCCTTCTGATTGGCCGTATGGATATCGCCGTTCAATACCTCGTTCGCAAACTGGCCGTCATCAAAGGGCCATAGGTAATGCGCTAGGCATCGAGCTTCAATACCACTGAGGTCCACGCCAACCTGCTTGGTGCTTCTCCCTCCCCCGAGGAAGCCAGGTCCAAACAGAGCTCGGCACTCCGGTCCCAGGACTGACCTGACAGCAGGAACCTGAGCCATATTGGGGTTGACGTGGCTACAGCGGGCTGTGGCGCACCCAACAGTAATCACACTGCCGTGAATCCTGTTGTCACGTTCCACGAGTTTCAACCAAGCGTTGTTGCCAGTGCTTAGTTGACCCAACCGTTTTTGGAGTGTGAGGTGTGAAACAAAATCCTCAGCTCCAGGAATCTTCGACAGAACCGTTTCATCTACTTTGGGTTTCCCCGTTTCGGTGAAGTCTGTTGGCTTCCACTCCAACTGGTTCTGCAGCACCCAAGCAATGTGATCCCGAGAGTTCGGGTTAAGGTCCACAAGGCGGCACATCTCTGCACCGGCTATGTACCCTCGTGTCGCGTTGTCTCTCTTGGGGGTGAAGAGCCCTCCGTCAACGAACGGGAACCGTTGTCTCAATCGTTCGCTGAGAGTATTCAGTTGTTGATTGATATCTGCCTCTAGCTCCAAAGCCCCTTGAACATTGAAGCCAAAGCCAGATCGTTCCTGCAGGGAAATGAGCTGCGCAAAACGCATCTCAAGGTCAACGGCACAAGGGATGCTGTCGGCTTTAGGTTGCAACCTGTGCCAAAGCTTAACATTTAGTTCAACATCACAGACGCATCGCTCAGCCAGTTCTTCCGTCAGCTCGCTGAAATCACTGAGATCTGCGTGACGCTTGTTGTGCCCTAGACGGAACCCATAAGCCTCAAGAGAGTGCCGACCATACAACTGAATCGGCATACCCTCCCACTTCCGCTTGAGATCGGTGTCAAAGATATTGGGATACAACATCCGACACAGAATCAACGTATCGATCTGCTTCCCCTTTGGCTTGAACTTTGGGTAGACCCTTTGAATAGCTGGTATGTCGTACTGAATGATGTTGTGACCAATCAGTACATCAGCATTTTCAAGGATCTCAAGCCACTTTTTTGAATCCTTCAACAACACCACACCATCGTCTGTACTCAAAGCACAGCAATGGATCTTGGTTACATCACGACTCTTCAGAGCGTTCGTTTCCACGTCGAACACTACCGTCGATAAAGACTTTGAGTCTCCGGCTGTAGCAGAAGTCAAGGAAGTCTTCGAGCTTTTCGTAGCTGAGCTGGTAGAAACCGTCATTGGATTTGAAGAAGGATTGAAGGTACCTCTTCGCTGTTTCGGTAGCAGCAAGAACTGTTACCTTCAGCGGGTTCATCTCAGTGATGTGAACGTCAAAAGTCGGGTTCAAAAGAATCATCGAACTCTGCGGGTTTGTGTTTGCCGCCATTTTTAAACTCCAACATTCTGCCGGTACTTTCTTCGTATTTCACAGAACCGGAAACGCCACACCAGCCGGTGAAACGATTCTTGAGAACCCGTACCACTGTGCCCTCGGTGTCGTTTTCAGATTGCTGATCTCGTTCCAAACCGATACAGATATCACTAAGTTGCCCAATAGCAGCGCTACCGCGAAGTTGCGAGAGCGATGTTTGTGCTCCGTTTTCATGACCTTTGTCTCCTGTAGGACGGCGTAAGTGTGACACAAGCAGCATCCCGCAGCCAGTCTCTTCAACAAAACTGCGGAGTTTCGTCATTGTTTGATCGATGGCTCTCCGCTCATCACCTTGATCAAGACCCGAGACCAAAATCGATAAATGATCGAACACGATCCAACTGCACCCGCAACCACTAACCAGATGCCGTATACGGTTAAGCAGAACGGTAGGGTCAAGAGAGCCAAAATGGTCGTACAGAAATAACCTGCTCGTTCCGAGAGTCCGATTGAAGGCTGCTTCGATTTGTTCATCTGTGAAGTGACCTCGATCAATGTGGACAGGATAATTAAGATCCATACCGACGAACCTCCGAGCAGTACGTCGTATGTTCTCTTCCAAAGCGACATAACCAACTGTTTCACCTTGTCGAACGAGAAGGTCATACGCAATTTCAGAAACAAAGGTGCTCTTCCCGATTCCAGATCCAGCCGTGATAGTAACCAGCTCGCCCTTACGCAGGCCGTGCAGCTTGTCGTTTAGGAAGCCGTAGGGGTACTCAGCGCTTTCTGTCTTGGGGTCTTCCAGGACCATCTGGAGCAGTTTGCTGCCGCTGATAATCCCATCAGGCTCGTACTCAGCAGCTGTCCAAACCATCTGCATGATGGCTTTACCATTGCCACCTACCAGGGCCTCGTTGGCGTCCTTGTAGCCTTCGATCTGGCCAATCTTACCTACGCGAGGCGGCAGTAGTTGAATGGCTTTCTTGACGGCTTTCTGACCGTGATCATCCGCATCGAAACAAAGGATGATTTCTTCAAACTTCAGAAGCCAATCGAGATTACTCCGAATACATTTCTCTGCGGAGTCAGCGCCACTCGGTAGCGATACACACGGCCAGCTCTTCCTGATTTCGGCATAGCTGAGGCAATCGTATTCGCCTTCAAAGATAACCAGCAGCTTGCCACCGTTCCACTTCTCTTGACCGAGAAACGTATTGTCAGGATTGGATCCGTGTTGGACAAACTGTTTGTTTGGTTTACGAATCTTGTAACCAGTGAGGCGACGGTCTTTGTCGTAGATGGGCCAGAAGTAAGCCTCACTGTCGCCATAGGTACCCTTGAAATACCCAAAGAGTCGACAGACGTTCTCCGAGATGCCCCTTGATTGGATTGCTTGGTAGGTACCAATAACCGGGTCGATCTCTTTGTGGTTGTCATTAAGGTTTTCGATGGTGGACATCTGAAAGGAAGAGGAAGAACCAGAGACGTGGTAAGTACAACCAGGCGTGAAGCAGTGCTCACCCCCATCGTCATACTGAGCAACGTTGTCGCGGGAGCCACACTTAGGGCAGTTCAACCTACGCACAACGCGAGACATTAAAAGACCTCCAAGGAGAGTTACATCCCTGGAGGTCTAGGTCCTTTCTTCTTGTCCGAACAGACTGTAGCACCCCATAGGGACCTACAACCAGCTCTTGGGAATCAAGGAACCCTCACACCAGGGAACACTATACCGCTCACACCACGTTGCGTAGGTCATACGCCCAGTTTTGGTGAGCTTCTGATGCGGCTTCTGTAGGACCATACGGAGGTCAACATCAGGGTGCTGCTCACGGAACAGCTTGATGAGCCTCCTGTCCTCCGCATCGAAGTACCCCTTTACCTCAAGGACAACACCGTTATCCAGAAAGAAATCAGGGGTGTAGCTACGGGGAATCAACAGATCAAAGCTTTGGCTTTCGTAGGTCCATTGATTCCCGTTAGCTGACAGCTGCTTAGCAACCTGACCTTCAAAGCCCGAACGAAACCCATCTGCTTGGCGTTTGCCGTACTTGTGGAATCGTCGGGCCATTTACTCAAAAGTCAGGATCTTCGCCAGCCACCGTAGCAAGTTCTTTCAGGTTTGGTTTGGATTGTTTGAAACCACTCTGCACCTTGAAAGCTTTGGTGATATCGAAATCACCACGGTCAGCACCTGCAGTGGTTACAGCTTGAAGCACCTGGATACCCTTGGGACACAGTCTGAGACCACCCTTAGGGCTCTTACGAGGGATGAAGGTAGGCTTCACAGCTACCAACACCACAGAGCCTTCACGCAGCCTCAGATCACGAGCAATGGGCTGCAGTTCAGTGTCTACAACAGGCAGAGGAAACTCTTCGTAAGCCAGCTTGGCGGTCAGCTTGACCAGTACAGAGCCATCCTGATTGGCCTCAAACGGGGCATCAAAGAAGCTCTTACGCCCCGTAGCATCACGCCACCACTCACAGGCCTTGTCGTACTCCTCTGAAAGCTCTTCCAGCAGCTCCTCAGCATCAGCTACAAGGACCTTCAAGCGGAAGTCAACTGGCTCACCGTTGTAGGTAGGAGTCTCGTAGAAGTCAGGGATCCAACCAGTCAGGGTTCCTTGGATCTGCATCTCGTTAACGACTCAAGTCGAAAGGACCCACAGAAGGTACCTGCGGTGCTTACGGTCTTGGAAGGCCCTTTAGGACAGCTTTTAAAGTGGCCTCTTTAGATGGCCATCGAAGGAGATCCTTTTTAAGTTTTAAGAGCTCTTTTAAAGAGGTCTTTTAAAGAGGTCTTCTGTTATCTCCCTTCTAAGACCGTTTTAAAAGCTCTTTTAAAGAGGTTCTTCTACTGCCATTTAAAGAGGCCTATTCAAATGACTCCCAACGATCCAAGTCAACAAAGCGATGAATGGATTGATAAGTTTATTGAGACTTATTGGGATGACATTGAAGAGTACAAAGAAGCTACTCAAGATGATCAAGATGATCCTTCTGTGTGGGAGCAAAAGTGATAGTTATGAACAACACAGACATTGTGACCATTGAAGTTGGTGATGTTCTAGAGGAATATCAATACGCTCGTAATGAATACAGAAACTCCATTGGTGATCAACAACGTGACTTCTGGGATGGATATTTAGCAGCTATTGAAAAGCTTTGTTCTGATGTCGTTTTGAATGAGGAGCATCAATGACTAACACTCAGTACACAGATGAGCAACTCAACGCTATGTGTGATTACCAAGAGGCCCTTAAAAGGCTTGATGATCTTGAAGACGAGTTAATGCTTTGTGATTTCACAGATTCTCGTAGGTATGAGATTGATCGTCAGATCACTCAAACAGAAGCCTGGATTGAAGAACTTCTTGCTACTGCAAAACAATGACACAGCAACAACATCCCATCACCCCACCGCCGGAGCTGGTGCAGCAGTGGCGAGAAGCGCCCGAGTTCTCTGCGTTGTCTCCGTGTGTAATGGTCACTGTCACCAATACCAAATTGCAAGACATTGCCACCCAAGCCGCCCAATGGGGCGCAGATCAAGAGCTGGAGGCGTGCTGTGAATTGACTAGGGACAACGATGGCTATGACGCTGCGCTAGCACTCCGCGCTGCCCGCCGCCCTAAGTCATCAAGCTTGAAGGAGCAGGCATTGGAGGCGTTGAGGCACGCACCAGGGCCGGACTACCTAGACCCCATCACACTTCTTACTGCTGATGAGCACGCACTGATCCGCCGCGCCCTTGAACAACTTCCCGACAACGAGTAGTCGCTTCCACTTCTATGTCTGAACTTTCACCTGCCGCAAAAACAGTTCTGGATGCGTTTCTCGGTGACGCTGAAAACACAGGACTACAAATGGATGATCTCCGTGAGAATGTCGCTGCCGCCCTGCGTGCTGCTGCCGATGAGGTATGCCTCCGTTGGGCTGAGCTAAAACATCCTGCAGATGTTTTGAACACCATTGCCGACGAGCTTGAAGCCCTGTAGTCACCTTCACTAACTTCCCAATGACTGAACCACCCATCAACGAGTGCCTCGTGGCGTATTGGGATAACCAACGCTTTAGCGAGTCCTTGATCGACGCTCCAGAGCGGATGCAAGCGGTGTTTGACGTACTGGCTGAGTGGTGCGACCAGCTGTGCTATTCAGACACCGCACAGAGGCTTAGAGAGGCCTCTGGTAAGGTTGGTAGTTAACCTTCAGACCAAGGAAAGCCGTTGTTGGTTTCATCATCGTCATACAACGACATCAAATCACCATCCTCATCCACAAACAAACAGCGGCTTTCTTTGATCTTTTGGTAATCACTCTCCAACAGATCAGCAAATGCACCGACTAACGATTGGCACATCCCTGCTTCTACTACTGACTTATGAAGGACGGATTGTGCCTCAGCAACAGCTACAACTTTCTCTGCATCGTCCATCCATACCATCTCTCGCTCCTCATCCTCATCAGCTTCCAGGAACTCTAATGCCTGATTGGCTCGATTTTGTAACACCTTCATTCGTGCCATCAGAAGCGGAACATACTGAGCTGCCACTTGCTTGAGTGGACCGTAGAACTTTTCTCTGGCATTAGCGGGAACTAGCATTGTCACCGACACGGCTTTAAAGGCTTTAAAGGCTTTAAAGGCAATTTAAAGCAAACTTAGCTAGCTGCCCCGTGGCCTACCCCGTGGCGTGATAGTAGTAAGACCCGAACATCTGTACTACTTCTTCTGGTCTTACTGCTATTGCGACTCATTTTCAATAAGCAAGGTAGTTATAACGTACTACTGCAGTGCCACGATATAACGATACTGTTATACCACCTCAAGCTGCACCCATTGCAATATCACGATACCGTTATGCTGTTGCTATAAAGAAAGGCCCCTAAGTAGAGGCCTCTCGATATAACTAATTAGCTCGCAATAGTCCTAGAAACATAACGATAGGAGGCAGGAGAAAGAGTAAGCAATACCCTAGAAACTTAGGTAGCTGATACATCAGTGCTTCTTAAACGCAATGACATAATCCCTATTTGCTCTGGCGCATAACTTACAAGTTGCACAAGTAGCAGCGTCAGTATATTGCTCAGGGCAAGGGATGACAGGCACAGACTCACCATTAACAACAATCTTTGCAGGCTGTTTGTGAGTCTTTATAGAGTCAACAGCAAGATTAAAAACATTTGTATTGGTAATCACTACATCAAACCCAGCACGCTTGAACTTAAAAGCATCCTTAGGCTTTTCTGTAGAAACGTTAATCACAAAACCAGGCTGTGAAAAGCGTTTGATTGCATCGAGGTTGATGCTTCCGTACACTTTATCAGTGTGAGTGTGAGTGTAGGTATAGAACTTAGCCTCGCTGTTTGTTACTGCACACTGCAACTGATCTAGCGCAACAGTATCGATACACCGCCAAGTTTCGTGAGGGTAAGAGATTTTATAGGGTAGGTCACCTGATACGTTATGCCTAAACAAAGTGCCAGGTTTGAGCTTTTCTACATCAGAGCAGAACGTAAGCCAATCAGTGCCCCTTTCAGCACGGTTAACTTTGTTCCAATGCCAAGACTGAGGCCCTTTTTTGGCATAGCACTCTTTATACATTCCACAAGTTATAGGGCAAGAATCTGCACTTGTGGTTGAGGCATAGACTCCCTTGCCTAGCTTTTTGTTGGAGGTTTTGGAAAGGTGAACGGTGATCATGGCCGTGATAGTTAAAGTTCTTGAGAATGTAGGAGATACTCAGCTGCCATATATTCCATCTCTTCTCGATATATCAGCTCTTGCTCTTCTTGTTGATCTTCGTATTCCCACTCAAGACGTAGGAAGTAGGAGTCAAGGTCCGTCATTTGATATACCTTTGAGTACCAGAGTGAGTAACAGTTTCAGTAGCTAACTGATCAACTGCAAACAACGTCAGCAGCGATACAAACAAACAAGAAGTAACAAAGGTTTTCATGGTTGCTGCAAATGTAAAATTTCCTGAACAATCAAATCTTGTTCCATACGGTCAAGCTGCACCCATTGTTGCCAAGTGGTGATATCTTCAGAAGTACAAAGCTCAGCTACAGCAAAAGCACTATCGTCGCAAATGTTGTATTGAGAACCTATGTAGTAAGCAAGGGCTTCAAAATCTGATCTCATAATCAGTACAGCAGCGAAGGGA